CGATTTTGTACGGGTTTTGAGGTCGTCACGGTATACGGAGCGTAATTGCACTCCGTTTTAATTTGCAGAATTGCCGCAGCATCCTAGGTGCGCTGCGGCGCTGCCGCGGCCGTACGTCCGCGGCAGAGAGTGCGGGGCAATATGCGCAATTGTCCGCGGCACTCGCCAGGGACCGGAAGGGTTTCGACGCGCATTAACTCCGCACGCGGAAATTGCGCGGACGCCGGTTCGATTCCGGCCGGTTCCACCGGAGGTGTCGTCATGAATTGGCGTGATAAGGCCACAAATAGAGGGTCGATGTGGCCGAACGGAGAAAGTCGGAAGATTCGCGAGGAATACGACCGTCGCGAAGCCGTGCGTGAGCGCGAGCGGCGGGAGAAGGTCCGCCGCGCCTGCCGCGAGAAGTAGAAGGGAGGGGAGCCATGGGTACGCGGGGTCCTGCCCCTAAGCGCAGTGACCAAGTTCGGCGGCGCAACGCCGGACAGGACGACATTCCCGTTACCGAGGTTCCCCGCGTGACTCCGGGCCGCGTGAAGGCCCCGCCGCTTCCCTTTACGACGCACCCGCTTGCCATGGAGTGGTATTACTCCCTGGAGCGCTCGGCGCAGTCGCTGTATTTCGAAGAGTCCGATTGGCGGGCGGCGCAGGTGGCGGTTCACGAAATAGGCCGCATGCTCAACGCGGGCAAGCCTAGTGGACAGCTCTTCACGGCGATTTGGTCCGCGATGGGCGACCTTCTGACGACTGAAGGTCAGCGGCGGCGGCTCCGGTTCGAAATCGACCGGGCCGAGGCTGAAGAGGATGATGAGGTGGACACCGTGGTTATCGATCTGGTAAAGCGCTTGGGCGCTTCTGGAGAGTGACCAGATGGTGAACAGACATAAGCACGTCGCGGACAACCGAGAGGACGTTTACGAAGCCCTGCGGCGTAAGGGGATGTCGGCAGAAAAGGCGGCGCGGATCGCGAACGCCGGCAAGACCGCGGCGGGCCGTAAGCGCATGGCGCGCAAGGCCGCGCGCACACGCAAGATGCGCGGGAGGTGAGGGGAGGACGGTATGGGCGATGTGGTGCTGTTGGGCCCCGTGAACACTGAGCCTATCCCGTCCCCGAAAGAAACTCTTGGGTATCACGCGATCGCTTGGGCTGAGAAGTATCTGTTGCAGCCGGACGGTCCGGGGATTGGTCAGCCGTGGCGTTTCACGCCGGAGCAAGCCCGCTTCGTTCTGCACTGGTACCGAATTGACGAGCGCGGGCGGTTTGTCTGGCCGTACGGATTCCTTCAGCGAATGAAGGGTGCGGGTAAAGACCCACTCGGCGCTGTCTTGTGCAGTATTGAACTCATGGGTCCGTGCCGCTTTGCGGGCTGGAAGTCTAACGGGCTCCCGCGTGTGCGGCCGCATGATACGCCGTGGGTCCAGATCGCGGCCGTGTCGCAGGACCAAACGCGGAACACGATGAACCTGTTTTCTCGCATGTGGTCCCCTGCCGCGATCGAGAAGTACGGCCTGGACATTGGAAAAGTTATCGTTTACACCGCCCGCGGCGGGACTCTAGAGGCGGTGACGTCCTCGCCCGCGTCGTTGGAAGGTAAGCGGACGACGTTCGTTCTCAAGAACGAAACGCACCACTGGAAAGCCAATAACGCGGGCCTGGAAATGGCCGAAGCGATTGAGCGGAACAACGTCAAGTCCCGCGACGGCGCGGCCCGAACACTCGCCATCACGAACGCCCATGTTCCGGGCGAGGAATCGGACGCGGAACGCGAGTGGGATTCGTATATGGCGTACCTTGACGGCCGTACGACGCTGGATCGGCCGCCGTTCCTGATGGACGCCCGGCAGGCTCCACCAGATACCAATTTGGCGGATGACGAGTCCCTGCGCCGCGGCATTATCGCGGCCCGCGGTGACGCGACGTGGCTTGACGTGGATCGCATTATGCAAGCGGTACGCGACCCAAAGAATCCGCCCGCCCTTTCGCGGCGATTTTATTTGAACCAAGTGGTTGCTGCGGAAGATTCGTGGACAACCGCCCACGAGTGGGACGCGTGCGCCGCGCCTGAGAAAGTCGTCTCGCTTGACGATGAAATCGTAATGTTTTTTGACGGCTCTCTCGCGGACGACGCAACGGGCCTTGTCGGGTGCCGCGTGTCAGACGGTCACGTGTTCGTAATCGCGTCCTGGGAAAGGCCCGCTGGCCCCGCGGGCCGCGGTTGGCAGATCGACAAAGACGCGGTAGACCACGCGGTTACAAAGGCCATTGAGGAACGCAACGTACTTGCGTTCTTCGGGGACGTCCTCCACTTCGAGGGCTTGCACGACCGGTGGTCCCAACTGGTCGGTCCTAAGGCCCTTCTGTGGGCGCAAGAGGGCAAATTCAAGCACGCAACCGCATGGGATATGCGCGTGAAGGTGCGGGACTTCACGTTGGCATGTGAGCGCGTCGAGGCGGATATTCGGGCCGCTGCCGCGGACCGCGCCGCGGGTAAGCCGGTAGACGAGTTGGATTTTACGCATGACGGGTCGCCGCGACTGCGGACGCACGTGCTTAACGCCCGCCGCCGGCCGAACAGGTTCGGTGTGAGCATCGGCAAGGAGCACCGGATGTCGCAGCGGAAGATTGACCTTGCCGTTTGCATGGTCGGCGCGCGGATGGTGCGGCGGATGCTGCTGGAGTCTGGGCGACTTGAGAAGCGGGATGAGCCGGGAATCCTGGTCGGGTTCTAGGAGGGAGGTGCCGCGTGGAAAAGTGGGTTGATGCAATGTGCCGCGAGCTTGACCAGTCGCGGTCACGCAATGGTCACATTGGCCTTGTGAGGCGGTACCTCCATGGCGACCACGACATCCCGTACATGCCGGATGACGCGGATGGCGAGTTTAACGCCATCGCACGACAGAGCATCACGAACTACTTGCCGCTGATCAGCGGCACGTTCGGTCGGCTTCTGTACGTTGATGGCTACCGCTCCGGCCGCTCCGCGACTAACTCGGACGCTTGGGAGCTGTGGGTTAAGAACCGGCTTCCGGCTAAGCAGATCATCGCCATGCAGGGAGCCATTGACTACGGCACGTCGTATGTCGTCGTCGAGGGCGACAAGATTCGTCCGCTGAAGGCCACCAAGTCGCATGCGTGGTACGAGGACGACGACGCGGATTACCCGCTTGCCGGCCTTGCGGAGGTGGGGACGCGGATCGACGACAAGGGCAACGTCCTTACGCGTTACGAGTTCTGGTACGGGGACACCGTCCACATTTACGAGCGTGTGACGGGCCGTCGTCTCGGCGACGTGGACGATCCCGCGAATCTGCGGGACGGCACCGCGGTTGAAATCGGGACGCTGACCAAGGTTGATGAGCGGAAGCACGGGAAGAATTTCGTCCCGTGGGTCCGCTTCCGCGACCGACTTGATGATGTCGCGCAAGGGGTTGTGCGGCCACTGATCCCACTACAGGACCGCGTCAACGCGACCGTGTTCTATCTGCTGATGGCGTTGCATTACGCATCGTTCCGTCAGCGGTGGGCGACGGGCATTCAGATTCCGCGGGACACGCAAGAGAAGCTGCCGGACGGGTCGCCTAATCCGGGCTTCGGCAAGCCGATTGAGCCGTTTAAGGTCGCGGTGCATCGGCTGTGGGTCAGCAATTCGCCGAACGCTAAGTTCGGTGATTTCGAGCAGACCGACGTGACCGGCCATCTCGCGTCGATTGAGAACGCGATTGCAACCCTGCTCACGTTGGGCCGTTCCTCGCCGCTGCTGGGGCAGGGCAACAAGATCAGTAACGTTGCCATTGAATCCGTGGCCGCGCTGAATGCCTCTATGAACTCGCAGGTAGAGGCGTTTAAGAACAACTTCGGTGCGTCGTGGGACATGGTCCTTGAACTGACCGGCCGCGGTGACCCTAAGGCGACGGTGAGATGGCGCAACAATGAGCCACGGAGCTTCGCTCAAGTGGTTGACGGGCTCCTCAAGCTCGCACAGATGGGCGTTCCGCCGCGTGGTCTGTTCGAGATGGTTCCGGGTGTTACCGACGTGCAGTTGGAACAGTGGCACCAGTACGCCCAGGAACCTACCGACACTGACCGTCTGGTGGACGTCATTCGTCGGCAGACGGCCCCGACGGTTGCGGATGACGCTCCGGTGAGCGAGTGATGGCTGCGATTACTCCGACCATCGAGATGGACCGCTACCGCCGCGAGCAAGCCGCGCTCGGTGGGCGGGTCGCGGCCGCTGCGGCCGCACTGGTCCGAGAGCGCATGAACGTCGAGAACCCCGACAGAGGTTGGGCGTTGCTGCTGGCTGTGCTCCTTGAGCTCATCAAGGGCGGCCGCGACACGTCCCAGCAATTGGCTATGGAGTTCTACCGCCAGTTGCGGGAACTAGAGGGCGCGACGGGTGCGCCGCCGGAAGACCCGGACGTTGATTTCCCGACGGGCCCCGTGATCGCGGGCTTGATCTGGAACGGCCCGCGACTGGCGAAATCACTACGCCGGCAGGAACCGGATACGTCCCCGCGTGAGCTAGCGACGCGGGTTGGCGTGATGGTCGGTCGGTCTGCGATGCGGCAAACCCTGGGCGCAGGGCGAGAGGCCACGCGCCGAGCGGTGCTGAGAGATTCGGCCGCTTGGGGGTGGGCCCGCATCACGGACGGCGACCCCTGCAAGTTCTGCCGGATGCGCGCGGACCGCGGACCGGTCTACAAGACTGCGCGGACCGCGGGCGCGCTGCGGCAATTCCATGACGGGTGCGGGTGTTCTGTTGTGCCCGTGTTCCGAAACTGACCTTTCTATTCGGTGCGGCAAGTGTCGTGCCGCGATCCCAGGGAGGATCTATCAATGTCCGACGCTTCGAATGAGACTGTTGCTCAGACTGCCGCGACTCCGGAGGCCGAGAACGCGTCGGCCCCTGAGGCTCCGGCCGCTTCGGACCACGCCCCCAAGTGGGAAGGCGAGTTCGACCCTGACAAGGCCGCGCGCTTGGTCGCCAACCTGCGCACTGAGGTCAAGGACTACAAGTCCAAGCTGATGGAGGCGCAGCAGCGACTTACCGAGTATGAGCGCGCCCAGATGTCGGAGCACGAGCGCATTGCCGCGGAGGCGCAGGATGCGCGAGAGCAGCTGCTCGCCACGCGCCGCGAACTCGCGCTTCTGAAGTACAAGCTTCCCGCTGAGGCCGAGGAGTGGCTTACTGGTTCCACGGCCGAAGAGATTGATTCCCGGGCGCAGAAGCTGGCCGCGATGTTCGGTACCGCGACGCAGCAGAAGGAACCGGAAAAGCAGCTTCCGCCGACGCTGCCCGTTCCTGGCAATGGTGACGCTCCGATGGGCGGAAAGTCTCAGATCACCGAAGCGGACTTGGACAAGATGTCCCCGTATGAAATCGTGCGCGCCCGCGAGGAAGGTCTTTTGGACCATCTGTGGGGCGGTAAGTGAGGAGATAGCTTTTAATGGCCGTTACTAGCTTTATTCCTAAGGTCTGGTCCGCTGAGCTTCTGGTTGCGCTTGAGAAGGCGCTTGTCTACGGGCAGACCGGCGTCGTGAACACGGACTACGAAGGCGAGATCAGCCAGTATGGCGACACCGTGTCGGTGAACAGCGTCGGTGACCCGACCATCGGCGACTACACCAAGCACTCGGACATTACCGTCGAGGCCCTCGACACCACCGAGGCCACGCTTGTCATCAACCAGGCGAAGTACTTCGCCTTTGAGGTGGACGACATCGAGGCCCGGCAGGTTCGCAACAGCGGCGGTCTGATGGCCGAGGCGGCGCGGCGTGCCGCGTATAAGCTGCGCGACACCGCGGACCAGCACATTGCGTCCCTCATGAAGGCCGGCGTCGCTTCCGCAAACGTCCTGCCCGACGCTGACCTTGGTAACGCCTCTGGCGGCCCCGCTGAGGCGGCCTACGACCTGCTGGTGGACCTGGGCGTTAAGCTGGATGAGGCTAACGTCCCGTCCGAGGGCCGCTGGGTCATCGTTCCGCCCGCGTTCTACGGTCTGCTGCTGAAGAACGACAAGTTCGTCCGTGCTGATGCTTCCGGCACCACTGCCGGTCTGCGGAACGGCGTTGTTGGTGAGGCTGTCGGCTTTACGGTTCTGAAGTCGAACAACGTTCCCGCCGGCGACGGGACCCCGGCGGGTCCGATGGTGATTGCTGGTCACCCGATGGCCACCAGCTTCGCGCAGCAGATCAACAAGGTTGAGGCGCAGCGCATGGAGAAGCGTTTCGCCGACATGGTGCGTGGCCTTCACCTGTACGGCGCGAAGGTGTTTCGGCCGGAGTGCCTTGCCGCGGTGGAGGTGACGCTTCCCTGATGGCCACTTACCGGATTCAGGGGCCCGGCGGGCATGTGACGACCTTCCGGGTCCCTGGGCCGGGGCTCTCTGAGCGCACTTTCCGTGACCTGGTGGAGTCTGGGGAATGGAAGATTGTCGAGGAGGTCTCGGCCTCTGAGGAAACGGCTAAGGTCCTTGCCGCACCTCCGCGTAAGCGCGCCCCGCGGCCGCGAACGGCGCGTTCTAAGCGCACTGAGGCGTGATGTCTGATGTTGGCGACGGTCGCGGAGTTGGAGCGGAGGCTTGGGGTTCCGGAGGGGTCGCTTTCGGGTGAGGAGCTTGCCCGCGCGGAGGCGGCACTTGAGGATGCGTCGGCGCTTGTACGTACCGCGGGTCGGCAGTCTTGGACTGACGCGACTGGCGAGAATCCCGCCCCCGAAATCGTGGTCATTGTCACTCTGCGACTGGCGAAGCGGATCTATCAAAATCCGGAGGAATTGAGGTCCGCTCAGCTTGGCGATTACAGCTATCAGCGCGCGAATGCTGATGGTCTGTTGACCGCGGCGGAGTTGGCGCTTGTCCGGGAAGCGGCGGGCATCGTCGATAGCGCGTTCTCTGTCCGGACCCCTGGCTATTGGAGTGGTTGCAATGGTGCTGTATCGGAATAAGCGCACGGGTTTGCAGGTGCGCATGTCGGCTCCGCTGCGTGCTTACGAGAACTCGCCGGAGTGGGAGCGCGTTTCGGACCGTGGCGACCGGAGCGACGGAAAGGCGAAGAGGGCCGATGGTCGGAGGTCTGCTGAATCGGACTCTTGACGTCTATCGCCCCTCGACGGTCGCGGATGGCGCGGGCGGATGGACTACGGAGTATGCCTTTGTCGGCGCGGTCCGCGTCATGGTGAGCCAACCGTCCGCGCAAGAGAAGGAAGAGGCGGACCAGTGGGGAGCGCGGCACACGCACAACATTTACGCGCTCCCTACGGCCGATATCCGCCGCGGTGACGAGCTGCGGGACGGCGGGCAGACGTGGCGCGTTCTGGCGACTGTCACACCGTCCCGCGCCGCGTACCTGAAGGCGGTGTCACAGTTGGTGGAGCCGGAGGGGTCCTGATGGCGCGGCGTAGTCGACAGACGGTCACCATCGACGGCCTCCAAGAGTTGCGCCGGCGACTGCGTGAGGTGCCGGATGAGGTCAAGGACGGTGCCCGTGACGCTATCAACGAGGGTGCGGAGGCGATCCGCCGCGACGTCGAGCGGAACGTTCGCGTCGATACCGGCCGCGCTCGCGAAGCGGTGCGCGTGTTTTCGGGTTGGGCGTTCGGTCTGGCCGCGGATGTCGGGTGGAAAGACCCGGACGTCTATTACATGAAGTTCAACGAATTCGGTACCGAAAGCATCGCCGCCGATCCCGTCCTGACCCGCGCCGCAGAGGAGGAACGTCACCGCTTTCCGGGCCGTGTCGGCGACTCTGTCCGCCGCGAACTGGAGGGCCGATGACGTCGTTTAATCCAGTACAGGGCGCGGTTTACGCGGTGTTGACTGGTGACGCTGTCCTACGCGGGATGGTGTCCGGTGTCTACGACGAGGTTCCGGAGCGGGCCGCGCCCCCATACATCCGTATCGGGGAAGCGTATGAAATCCCCGATAACGCGCATGGCGTGCTCGGCCGGCAGACCATTGTCACGGTTCACATCTGGTCGCGGCAGCGGGGATTCTCTGAGGCCACCGCGATTGCCGACCGAGTGTCGGCAGTGTTGGACCATCAGCCGCTAAGCGTTCCCGGCCGACACCACGTCGCTACTCGGTATGAGTTCGGCCAGACCGTTTCTGAGTCTTCCGGTCCCGGGTTGCGACACGTCGTTATGCGTTTCCGCGTTTTGACTGAAATTGAGGAGTAACCGCCGTGGCAGGCTTGAATGCTTTTGGAACCTCACTGTCCCGCGGGGATGGCGCGAGTCCTGAGGCTTTCACCGCGATTGCCCAGGTGACCAATATCAGCGGCCCGGGCATGGAGCGGAACACGATTGATGTTACAGACCATGGGTCGCCGGATGGGTGGATGGAGTTCACCGGCGGTCTGAAGGATGCCGGGGAAGTTGAGGTTGAGGTCAACTATTCCCCCAGCGTTCATGACGTCCTCGCCGCGGATTTTGAGGACGAGGACCCCCGCAATTACAAGCTGGCGTTTCCGGACGGCACGACTTGGAGCTTCGCGGCCATTCTGACGGGTTTTGAGCCAGAAGCGCCGGTTGATGACAAGCTTGCCGCAACGCTGACGTTCAAGGTCTCTGGGAAGCCGACTCTTGGGTCGGGCACCTGAGCTAGATAGGGGATCGTGTGTCTAACCTGCTGAGCAAGGACGCCATTCTCGCCGCGGCTATGCGGCCGGATGTTCGGACCGCTGAGATTGAGGTTCCGGAGTTGGGCGGCTCCGTCCGGATTCGGGAGATGACTAGCTCGGTGCGGAACCGCGTCGAGGCGGTTGCAGTAGCGCTTCAGAACGGGGGCGACCCTGCGGCCCTTGATTCGGCGACCGCGCATCTTATCGCCGAATGCCTCATTGACGAGGGCGGCCGTCCGATGCTAACGGTCAATGAGGCGCGCCGACTGATGGCCGCTCGGCCGCGTGCCGCGTTCCGGATTCGGGATGCGGTCATGGAGCTGTCCGCCACCAGCGAAGAGGACGTCGAGGCCCTCGCCGAGCTTTTCGGCAGCGCCCAGAGCGGCAATTCCACTTCCGCCTAGCGCTCGCTCTGGGCATGACCGTTTCGGAGCTTCTCGAGCGGATTAGTCCGCGGGAGCTTCTGGAATGGATGGCGTACGAGCGCGTAGCCGGTCCCCTGGGTCCTCGCCGCGGGGATATTCAGGCCGCTGTCGTTGCGTCTACCGTCGCGAATGTGAATCGAGGCAAGGGGCGGCCGCTCCCCGTTGACGATTTCATCCCTGAGTGGGACAAGCGGCCGCAATCGTGGCAAGAGCAACTGTTGGTGGTGGAACAGCTTAACGCGCTGTTTGGGGGTGCGGACACGCGGCTACGTTCCCCGCGCAGCGCTGCGTAGGGAGGTATAGCGCGTGGCTGTGATCTCTAATCTGTTGGTGCGGGTTGGCGTGGACGATTCCCGCGTACGCCGCGGAATCGACCGCGCCGCCCGCCAGATGAACCGGCTTGGTGCGGTCGGCGACCGGTTGGCCGGGCGGATGGCGAATGCCGGGTCTGCGGCCGGTCGCAATTTCGGGGATGGCTTTTGGCGCGACGCGAACGGCCGTCTCCGCGATTCTATGGACCGGTTCGTCGTGGAGGCTGAGGACGGCGGCCGCCGCGTCGGTTCCGGGTTCACGTCCGGGGCGCTGTCGGGGATTGTCCGACTGACTAAGGGCATGGGCCGTCTGGCCGCGACGGCTGGACGGCTTGCGGCTCCGCTCGGTGCCGCGGCCGGAGGCGTCATGGTCTTGTCCTCGGCGGTCGCTGCGGCGACCCCGCAGGTGGTGGCGGTCGCTAAGGCCGCCATTAGTGCTGGTCCTGCGCTGGTGGCGCTCGGGGCGGCAGGGCATATTGTGCGGTTCGCGCTGACCAAGATTTTTGAGGAGGGTTCTAAGGCCCGTGCGGCGCTGCAACCGCTCGGGGACGCGATTAATGAAGCGGCAAAGGCGGGTAGCAATGCCGCGGCCCGTGGTATCGAACCGTTGGCAAACGCACTCCGTAGGGCCGCGTACCCGACGGTAGAGCGGTTCTTTGTCCGTGTCGGCGCGGCCGCGAACGTCGCGCAGCGAAATTTCCTCAACTGGGCGAAGTCGGCGGCGGGTTTGCGCGCCATCCGCGGCATTCTGGACCCGATCGGGGAGTCACTAGGTCGGCTAGCGCCGCAGGTTAGCCGCGTTGCGATTGAGTTCGTGGCGATGCTGGGCCGCATTATGGGTGTGTCCACCGCGGCCGGTGAGCGCGGTCTTAGCAAGGTTTTGGATTTGGTGGCGGAGCGGTTGCGCCGCATCAGTGCCGCCGATGTGCAGTCGGGCATTCGCCGTCTGGCGGAGACGTTCAACAAGATCAAGTCGGTCGTCTCTACTGCGGTGCGGGTGGTCGGCAAGCTCGTCAACGCGTACAAGACGTATCAGAAGGAATTCTGGTATATCGCGGACGCGTTGGCGGTTGTGGCTATCGCGTTCGGCGGGCCTGTGACGGCGGTCATTGCAGGCGTCGGGCTGTTGGTTCGGCATTTCGACCGGGTGAAGGACGCGGTTGCGAACATTCGGGCCGCGTTCAAATCGCCGATCGCCACGAACTTTATGAACAATTTGCGGACCGCCGCGGGTAACGTCCTGCCGGCGCTTAAGTCCGGTTTCGACAAGATCCGGACTGCGGCACTGCCGGTGCTGCAAGAGATCTGGAACAAGGTTAAGAATCAGCTCATTCCGGCTCTGGGCGAGTTCATCGCCGCGGTGAGTCCGGTTGTGGGTTGGTTCCTGCGCGTGCTCGGCCCGACAGTGGCGAACACCTTCAAGAACGTACTGACGATCATCTCTGGTGCGATTTCGATGATCTCGGGAATCCTGAAGGTGTTCACGGGGATTCTTACCGGCGACTGGTCGAAGGCGTGGGAGGGCGTTAAGCTCATCCTCAAGGGCGCGTGGACCATTATTAAGGCGCTGGTGAACCAGTCAATTAATCAGGTCCTCGGCATCCTTCGCGGCGTCTTGGGCGTTATCCGTGCCGTGTGGAATGGCGCGTGGAATGCCGTGAAGGCGGCCGCTAAGGCGGTGTGGAACGGCATTGTGTCCCTGGTTCGCGGCGCACTCAACGGCGTGAAGAGCGCAGTGACTTCCGGGATCAATGCGGCCCGCAACGCGATCCAATCGGGCTGGAACAAGGCTAAGTCGCTGACGTCGAGCGCGTGGAACTCCATGCGTTCGGCGACGTCGAACGGCATTTCTAAGCTGGTGTCGCTCGCCCGCGGCATCCCGGGGAAGATCAAGAAGGCCGTCGGTAGTCTGGGCAGTCTGCTGTACGGCGCGGGCCGTAATGTGATCCAGGGCCTGATTAATGGCATCCGGTCGATGATCGGCCGCGTGGGTGGGGCGATGTCGGATGTTACGCGGACAATCCGACGTTTCCTGCCGTTCTCGCCGGCGAAGGAAGGTCCGCTTTCTGGCCGCGGTTCTCCGGACATTGCGGGTGCGAAGATCGCGCAGATGGTGGCGGACGGAATGTTGTCGGGTGTCCGGCCGGTGTCGCGTGCCGCGTCGGGTGTCGCGTCGGCCGCGTCGCTGAACGCTCGGGGCGCGTATTCGGTGGCCGGCACTCGGACTGCCGCGCGTGGCGGTGCCGCGACGGTTATTGAGCTCCGCAGCGGCGGTAGCCGCATGGATGATTTGTTGGTGGAAGTCCTTCGCCGCGCTATTCAGGCCCGCGGCGGGAATGTGCAGGCGGTTCTTGGGCAACGTGGGAGGTAGTGGCGATGTCGTTCCCGGCGGTGACCGTTGAGCTTCAGATTGACGGTTCGTGGGTTGACGTCACGTCTGACGTCCTCACCCGGGACGACATCGTCATTACTCGCGGCCGCGCGGAGGCGGCGCAGCATACGGAGCGTGGGACGTGTACGTTCACGCTGAACAACCGGGGCGGTAAGTACAGTCCCCGGAATCCGCGGTCCCCGTATTACGGTCTGATCGGCCGCAATACGCCCGTGCGGGTGAAGGCCGAGGGCGTTACGCGGTTTGTCGGCGAGATCTCGGAGTGGCCGACGCGGTGGGATGTCTCCGGCCGCGATGTGTACGTACCCATTGAGGCGTCGGGCATTCTGCGTCGTCTGTCGCAGGGTGTGCGGCCGCTGAAGAGTGCGCTGTTCCGCTACATGACCTCGTTGCCGGAGTATCCGGGGTATTGGCCGCTTGAGGATTCGCCGGGCTCCCGTCAGGCCGCGTCCGGCTATCCGGAGGGCGCGCCTATGGCGGCGGCCGGGCAGGTCAGTTTCACGGGCGAATCGGTGGAGGGCATCGGCGGCGGTGTGTCGGTGTCTAAGGGCGGCCGCCTGTATGCGTCCGTGGCGGCTCCGGCCATCTGGTTCGTGGCGTGCTGGATTCACTTGCCGCAGGACATGGGACCCGGGGACAGTTCCCCGGTGGTCAGTTGTATATGTCCTACGAGCGACATCCTCCGCCGGTGGGACTTCCGGTTTTATGTGGATTCCTCGAACGTCCTACAAGGTGAGGTTGTCGTTTTCGACCGGACGGGCGCACCTGTCACGGTGCAGTCGAGTCCGTTCTCTGGTAGTGCTGATCTGCGCCGCCGCGGCGTTCAACGCGTCATATTTTACGGGAAGACATGGAGCGGGACTCAGTATAGTTGCGAGCTGGACCTTGAGGGCGGCGAGGATCTTTTCGAGGTCTTTGATGCCGGTGTAGCGGACCAGCTTAAGGACATCGGCCGCGTTGAGATCGCGGGGTCCGCCGCGGGTGACCCTAACTATGTGGGGACGATTTCCCATCTAGTGGTCGGCCCCGCGAGCATGGACAATGCGGTATTGGACGCGGATGACGCCGGGCACGGTTTCGCCGGCGAATTGGCCGTTGACCGCGTAACCCGCCTTTGCGCCGAGGAGGGTATCCCGGTTGTCGTCACCGACGATCCGGACATCCCATCTAAGCCTATGGGAGCTCAGGCTCAAAAGGCGTTGCTGGACCTGTTGCGGGATGTGGAGGCCGTGGACGGTGGCGTCCTGGGCGAGCAGCGTGACGGGGTCGGACTCTGGTATCGGTCGGGCGCAACGCTGTACGGAGACACGCCGGATTTGACGCTGAGCTACGGCCAGACAATGTCGCCGATCGAGCCAATCGATGACGACAGTCACGTCCGGAATGACAACACGGTCCGCCGCGAGGGCGGTAGCTCCGCCCGCATCGTGAAGTACGACGGGCCGCTGTCAATCAATCCTCCGCCGGACGGTGTCGGTCTGTACGCGGAGGAGACCACACTCAATTTGTATCAGGACCGCGACGCGCTCGATCAGGCCGGTTGGCGGACGCACCTTGGCACGTGGGATGAGGCCCGGTATCCAACGGTGGGCGTGATGCTTCACAAGAATCGCGACCTGGTCGCGGCCGCGACCGCGGTGGACGGTGGTGCGCACGTCCGCCTAACGGACATGCCGGAGTGGCTCCCGCCCGGCCCGGTTGACCTGTTGGTGTACGGCTACACGGAGACGATCGCCCCGCACCGCTGGGAGATCGTTTTCAACGCCGTGCCGCAGGGGCCGTATCAGATTGCGACCTTGGATGACGAGGTGCTCGGCCGCCTGGATACGGACGGCTCCGGCTTGGCCGCGCCGCTCACCGAGACGGCTACGACGTTGGTCACGTCCGCGGCCGGTGGTCCGCCTTGGACGGAGGATCCGGCCGAGTTTCCGTTTGATCTGCTAGTCGGCCGCGACAAGGGCGGTGAGGTCGTCCGCGCCACGGCCGCCACGAAGGGGTGTTTCGACACGTTCGATCGCACCGCGGTGGACGGTTGGGGCACGTCGCCGGAGGGTTTGAAGTGGACGATGCGGGGCGGTGCCGCCGCGGACTACTCGGTTTCGGGCGGTGTCGCTCAGCACGTCATAGGCACTCGCGGCACCGACCGCGAATCGCGGTTGGAGCAGTATGCCGCGGGGCACGACATCGAGGCGACGTTCCGGACGACGGCGCTTCCGACGGGCGCGCCGCTCATGTTCTACTTGGTGTCACACTTTAACCTGTCCGAATTCCGTTGGTACGCGCTGCGCATCAGCCTTAATGTACCCGGCACGATTAGTGCGGGGTTGGAGACGGGATCTCCGGACTTTGAGCCGCTTACGCCGTTTAAGGTCCTGCCCGGTCTGACCGTCTCCGTGGGCGTGTGGTATCGCGCCCGCCTGAGCGTCCAGCCCGGCAAGCTGCGCGGGAAGGTGTGGCTGGATGGCGACGCGGAACCGCCGGAATGGCAGTTCGTGGCGTTCGATGACCGGTACGCCACGGGACAGGTTGGTGTGAAGACTTATGTCCCTCCCGCGAATACGACCCCGCTTCCCTTCGTGGGCGAGTGGGGCGAGTTCATTTTGCATAACCCGCAGCGGTTGACGGTGGTGCGGAGTATCAACGGGGTCGTCCGCGCACACCCGCAGGGGGCGGACGTACGGCTTGCCCGTCCGATGTTTCTTGGTCTTTAGGGAGGTACGTTGCCGTATCCTACCTTTTTTGCCGGTCAGCGCTTGACCGCGGGCCTGTTGCGGGAAATGCAGCCGACGTTTGTATACAAGCCCGCGGATGAGTCCCGCGCGAATACCACTACCCTTACGCCGGATTCCCATTTGGTGGTGCCGATGAAGGCTAGGGTGTGGTACGAGGTGTCGGGAGTTATCTTCTATTCCGCGGCTACGGGGTCCGATCTTTCTCTCGGCCCGGACCCTTTGTTTGACAGCGGGCTGCAAGTTTACTATCCGCCGGTGTCAGCCACGGCCACGTCAGGCAGTGTCTCGTACATTCGGGAAGATGCCGTGTTCTTTCTTGGCGGCATAGGTACTAGTAGTGTTGTTGCGGTCAGCTACCGAGGTCTTGTCCATTCGGCAACTGATTATCAGTTCACTTGGAGATGGGCGCAGGTGGTGGCGGGGGCGACCGCGACAACTGTTCATGCTGGTTCGTATATTAGATTGGAGCCCGCTTGGTATGGCTGATGAGGACGCGGGTGGCGTCTTCATAACGACTCGTGAACTTTACGAATTGTTTGTGCAGATGAACCACACGCTGACGGAAATCCGCACCGATTTCGCCGCGGTCAAGGCGCTACTGGAGGACACGCGGGCGGACCAGTCAGAGGTCCGGAACCGACTGGTTGACGTCGAACGCTGGCAGCAGCGGCTACCGGCGATGCTGTTTACGGCGGTCGCGTCCGCGATTGCGTCGGTGACGTCCATTGTGTTGGGTTTCGCGCGGATGGCGGGTAAGTCCTGAGGGGGTCGGATGGCGTCGCTTTCCAAGCTGGTTAAGGTCCTTGAGGGCGAAATCGGCTACCGCGAGAAAGGCACAAACGACACCAAATACAACCACTGGCTAGGCCGCATCGACGGCTACCCGCACGGCGGTTACGGCTACCCGTGGTGCGCTAGCTTCGCGTCATGGGCATACGCTCAGGCCGGGCTGAAGGCCAACGAGGACTTTCCGCGGACCGCGAGTTGCGCGGTGGGCGTGTCGTGGTACAAGTCCCGCGGTCGGTGGTCGTCCACGCCCAAGCCGGGGGCGCAGGTCTATTACGGTCCCAACGGCGGTACCCATACGGAAATCGTCGTTGCTGTCGATTCCAAGTACATTACGACGATTGGCGGAAACACCGGCGGGTCCCTCAACGGGACCTACTACAACGGCGACGGTGTTTACCGCAAGAAGATCGCCCGTTCGGAGTCGCGGATCTACGGCTACGGCATGCCGCGGAACCTCGACGCGAGCGACGTCACCGAGTTTACGTCGGACGACATCAAGGCGATCGCCCGCGCGGTATGGGAAACTGACGGCATCATTGACGCGCCGCCGTGGAAAGTCGCGGAGGGAAACACTCACTGGACGCCTAAGAGCTATCTCTACTGGGCGTACCGGCAGGGCGCGGACACCAAGGACACTGTCGAGTCCCTGCGCCCCGCGGACCCTGCCACGCTGGCCGCGGCGGTGCTGTCGGAGTTGTCGCCGCAGGTCATTGCCGCGTCGGTCCCCGCGGCGGTCGCGTCCGCGGTGTTGACGGAGTTGCGGAAGCGGCTTGGTAAGGAGGTGGCGTGATGCTTTACGGTGTTGACGTCGCCTCTTACCAAGGGTACCCGGACTGGAAACGCGTTTACGACAGCGGTATCCGTTTCGCCTTCAGTAAGGTGACGGAGAATACCGGCTACGTAAACCCCACTTGGAAACACAACCGCGACGGGATGACGTCGCTCGGCGACGGCTTCCTACCTGGCACTTACCACTTTCTCCACGGCGGAAACGGCGCGGCTCAGGCGCGACACTTCCTGAAGCACGCCGGCGACGTCACCGGTTTCGCTGTCGCCCTCGACGTCGAGGCGTCGGGGGCGGACGCGGCAACGGCCCGCGAGTGGGTTGCCGAGTTCAAGGACGCGACCGGAGGTCATCCCGTCATCGGTTACTACCCGCGCTGGTATTGGCAACAGACGGGGAAGCCGGACCTGTCGTTTTTCGACTCCATCTGGCAGTCGCATTACGTCAGCGGCACTGGCTCCGCGTCCGAGCTTTACGCGAAGGTCCCCGCGTCGTGGTGGGACCCGTTCGGCGGTGAGCCAATCAGTATTTTGCAGTTCTCCAGTAGCGCCAGCGTCCCCGGCATCAGTGGGCGTTGCGACGTGAACGCGTTCCGCGGCACGCTCGCGGAGTTGAAGGAAATCGCTCTGGGAGGAACCTTGGCTATCAGCAAGAATGACCTGAAGGCGATCGCTAAGGCCGTTTGGGAGACCGACGGCATCGTTGAGGCCCCGCCGTGGAAGGTCAAGCAGGGTAACACCCACTGGGCTCCGAAGAGCTACCTCTACTGGGGCTACCTCCAGGGCTCCGACATCAAGACCATGGTTAAGGACCTGTCCGCGTCCGGTGGTGTTGACGCGGCCGCCGTCGCGGCGAAGGTCCTAGAGGGCCTGACGCCGGAGGCGATCGCCGCGGCGATCCCCGAGGATCTGGCCGACAAGGTGGTTGACGCTCTGGCGGCTCGACTGGCGGACGGTGAGGCGCAGTGACCGACCCGCGCACGCCGGAGTTCCGGGAACCAACGCTGGACGACCTATATAAGACGTGGGAGGGCGGCGCGGAAGACCTAGCCGACGATGGCAAGCTGCGGCCGGAGACTCGTGCCCGTCTCGCCCGCGTCACCTTCGCGTTCGTCGCCGGTCTGGTGGGCGCGGTACTCGCCGGCGTGGCTCCGACGGTGCGTGACGTGCTGATGAGTGGTCAGCCCGTGGACTGGCCGACGTTGTGGGCCGCGGTGGAGGCGTCGGCCGTGACGGCCGGCGTGACGTACCTCCGGCGGCACTAAAAATCTTGGACGCGTCGCGAACACCTACCCGCCTCCGGAGCGGTAACGGGGCCGTCAATCCCCTACTGCTTCGGAGGTGGGCGCGATGCTGAGCCACCCCTACCGCGTGGAATCACGCACCGACCGCGACGGCCGCCGCGTGTGGGCGGTCGTCCGCGACACCGCCGACGGCCCCGTGACCGTCGCCGCGTACTACAACGAGGGGCACGCGCGGCGGCTCAAGTTCCGCCTGGCCGCGTCGGCCCCGTGGGAGGCGCAGCAGTGAAGCGCATCCGCTACACCGTGCACCCCTCCCGCGAGGAGGACGCGCCCGTATGGGAACTCATCCGCAGTAACGGCACGTCCAAGCGCGTCATCGCGACTTACCGCCGCGAGGTCGCCGCGGTTCTCGCGGCCGCCCGGTTGAACGATCTCGCCGTGTCGGAGGTGGTGTGATGGCGCTCAGCAAGGAAGAACGGCTCAAGCTCCCGAACATCGGGTTGCTCGGCCGTGCGGGCGCGGGCAAGGACACCGCGGCGGTGGAGCTGCGGAAGCGGTACGGGTACGTTCGGGTCGCGTTCGCGGACCCCATCAAAGAGGTCGCGTTCGCGGTTGATCCGATCGTGCACACTCAGCCGGAGCCGCTCCGACTGTCGCAGGTGGTGCACAACCTTGGTTGGGACGCCGCGAAGCGCGAGTTCCCGGAGGTCCGCCGCCTGTTGCAGCGGATCGGCCTTGAGGCCGGCCGCGACGTGCTCGGCCCGTCGGTGTGGCTGGACATTGCGATGGACCGCATCCGGGGACTCAACCGGTTCAACCCTATCGTTGTGACGGATGTCCGGTTCCGCAATGAGGCCGAAACGCTCCGTCTGGCCGGGTTCGCGCTCGTCTGGATCGACCGACCGGGCACGGAGGACGGCGACCACCCGAGCGAACACGAGCTCTCGCCGCAAGACGCGGACCACGTCGTCACGAACGACGGCGCGCCTGACGACCTGTACCGCGCGATCGCGGCCGCGGTCGGACTGTGATAATAGGGGCCGGGGGACCATCCCCGGCCCCTATTTTTGTACCCTCTTTGGCTACTCTCTGTCACCGATTATGGTGCGTCAGTGGTTGACGCACCCCCGGCAGCGTCGGCTAGGGTACTTAGGTACCTCTTCCCCATCAGAGAGATAGGCATGATGGTTAATACGTCCCCGCGACCCATGGCGGAGCGCGTAGATGGGTCAGCGGTGATGATAGTCCGCGGCTGAAAGAGGAGTTCGCGCGGGAACTCTTGCAAATACGCCAGAGGTTTACTGACGCCCAAGGTCGCCCCGACTTGACGGGCAAGACGTACGACTACCGCCAGACCGTCGCCCGGCTCTATGAGGACGCGGGCCTGACACCGGACCAGCGTAAAAAGTTCGCGGGCCTAGTCCGCAACGCCATGTCCCGAGTGCTGCATGAGTATATGCGCGATGCTGGAATGAGCGATGCGGACTACGCATACTACGGCGTCAACGCGCTTTCTATCCAGGAACGACGCCGCGTCGGCGCACCGGACGGCATAGAGCCGCGGCAGGTGTTGCCGGCGTTAAAGTTGCCTCCGGACCCTATAGAGCAGGTGCTCGCGGCCGTCCAGTACGCGCGACAGGCCCTGGAGGCTGCGCCTATCACGGGTCGAACAACGCTGACGGCCGAAGCGCGGCGGGAGCTC